TGACAACTTACCTTTGTTGCGTACCGAGTGAGTTATCAGGTCAATGTTAAGCGGAATACTGTACGACTGCATTGCCTCTTCGTTGCCTTCTCGTTCGTTATCACCGATCACACCATCATCAACCAGATCAGCGACCAACTGCATCAGCACCTGCTCGCCTTTTTCGGTCTTGGTAAGTTCAGTGACGCGCTGAATGACGGCATTGTCGCCGCTACCCATGAATCGTTTAATAAACATCTGATCGCGCGCGGCTTGCCATACGTCGCGTGACCAGACAATTTTTTGTTGCGGGGTCAACCCCGAAAAATTAGTTAATCCACCAGCCATGATATTCTCCTTAAATTGATTGCGTAGTTACAGAACTGCTGTAGGCATACGCTGCCAATGCGAGAATTCATGATATTGTCAGCTATCAAGAGGCCGGACGTTTAACGCCTGTCTTTGGCGAAATCACCAGTTTAGGTGTGGGGTGAATCATTTTGGCTTATGCATCGCCGCGTAATTGTTTCTTTTCTGCTAAAGAGAGGTTTTCAAACTGATCATCTGACATTCCTGCCACGTTTACGCGCCCTGCTGTCGCCCTGTTTCCTGTGCCGACTTGTACCGACGGCGGCTGCAACATTGAATCTGCCGCACCCCGCGCCGTTGCCGCCGCACTTCTACTATCTGTTTTTCTACTTGAAATCTCACCAGATTGCAATACTTTTCCATTGCCCTCGGGTGAAAATAATGGCGCGATCTTCGCCACCGCTTCACGCAACGCCACATCCATAGCTACGCCTTTTGCAATCTTGCTGTCACGCAGCGCGATAATCAACTCCGTGGCTTCCGCCCCCTCTTCGGTATTCAGGTATGGGTAGGCTTCAAATGAGCGATCCGCTTCCGCCTGTAATGCAGACTCAGCCTGTTGCTGTAGGCTAAACTCTTGTCGTTGTGCGTTGCGGCTTTCAACTTCAGCTAACATCTGTTCACGCTGGTGAGCGTTAATTTCCCGGCGGATTACTTTCGCCGCTTCTACATCGCCTTCCATAAACGCATCAATATAGGCCTGTTCTTTGGCATCTTCGTCAAAGTTTGGCTCAACCTTCGTATCAACCTTTGGCGCACGCAATGATTCAATCACGCGGTTGGCTTCAGCAAGCGCTTCCTGAAGTTCATTTTTTTTGTGATTAACCTCGTCAAAGCGCGCTTTTGGAATATGGCTAGGCATAGGTTTAGCATCACTTTCATCCGCAACAACTGCTGGTGCTATCTCTTCCTTTGCCAACTCCTTGGAATTTTCAACAGCGAGTTCTGGATCAATCTTATCACCACGATCTTCAGGCTCTTTAGGCTCTGGATTGGCTTCACCTTCAGCGGCGATCACATCACCCTCTAAATCATCTTTAATATATTGCGACATCTTTAGTTCCTTTCAGTTTAGTTACACACGATCAAAAAATATGACATTACACGACACGGCGCGTTGATCAATAATTCCTTGAATTAGTTCATACTCTTACCCCGTCAGGTCTTTGTGTTTCAATTCCAGCCATTTCACCTATGCCAGGTGTTGCTGGCATAACAGGGGCTGGCGGCATTACCGGGTCGGTGTTAGTGGGTTGATTGACTTGTGGCACGGCCATACCTTGCGGTTGCGGATAGTTTGGATCGATACCGGCAGGATTTGGAGCCTGGTAGCCAGCCGATTGCATAATTGCATCAGCTATTGGCGCAACCTGCGGTATTTGTGCCACAACTTGACCGGCTTGCATTGAGGCGTAGGCCGATTCCACGCCAATCTTGACTTTGTTGGCAATCGAGGTATCAGCATCAGCATCCGTCTTGCGCGCTTGGGCTTTGAGCAATTCCGCTTTCGCTTCAAGTGTTGGATCGGCAGGTGCTGGCTGTATATTTGCCAGAATTTCATGTTTATCTTTATTAGTCAGATTACTGTAACGAATTACAGTCGCGTCTGGGATTGCTACACCCTCCTTACGCATTTCAAGCGCCTGCTGGAACTGACTATTTGCGAATGTGACATGCATCGGCTGCTCGGAAATCACCACGTCATACGTGCCGATTGTCAGGTCATTAAAATAACTGCCTGTTTCAGGCACAAACTTATTGATTTCCAACAAGGTTTCGATTTCCTTGCCGGTTATTGGGTCGGTATCAGTGATTTTGAACACACGGTAGCTGTCGTAATAACGCTGCACTAGCTTAATAATGCGCTTAGCCAACAGTAAACGGGTATAGGCTAAGTTGTCCTGCGGGATCGCCAGTTGCTGTTGGCTGGCGAATTGATCGGCCTGTTTCGCTACACCAGAAACCGAACTTCCCTGCAATCCTCGCATCGAGTCCGGTACTGTTACATCTTTAAGCGCCTGAGTAGCACGATCAATCAACCTATCAACCCCTGTCGGCACTTGATTTGGCTGTATTTTTGTAGGCTGGTTTGAGCCTTTTTTATGTTCCAGCACCAGCCCGGTCATCGCTCCGATTTCGGTTAGCTCGTCAGTGTCCATGTTGGTTAAACTATTTTCCTCAACTACCCACCCTGAATTTGCTGAGCTGTTGATAATATGAACAAACTGCGATACCGCTTTATTTAGCGCCTCTTGTGGGCCGATTGCGTTGTCCACCATTCCGCGTGTCTTGCCGCGACGGAAATAGCTGAAATAAGGAATAATGGTAAAATGTTCGTATGGACTGTACTCATCAAACAATGTTGCGCAGTACGTGGATACTGTCCATCTGATTCTCTTGCGCATCCGACTGGCTTTGACTGCACCTCTAGCTTGAGCATCGGCCAGTTGTGCTGTGGTCATATCTGCAATAATCTTAATATCGCCCGATTCAGGATAGACCATGCACGGGGTTTGTTCATAAACGAATTTCTGACGATCAACAATGCGATACCTTTTGATGTTATCGGTGTCGTTGCTATTGGTGTAGGCATCGTATAATCCGTAACGCCCTTGCACTAAATTACCGAACTTATTGCGGTCTGGCTCTGCGTCTAGCGTGCCGAAGTCGGCAGACGAATCATAGGTTTGTTCCGCTTTATCTCTAGCCTTTGCCCCGTACCGTTGCTCAATCTGTCCTAAACTCAGCCAGCGTGTGATAATCACATCCGCCCACTTATCAGGATCGTAGTTTTTTGCATCTGGGTCAGGGATGACATCCATAGGATCGAGCGTTTCAACCTCAATTTCTCCCTTGATATTCTTGTCGAAGTTAACTCTTATATCATAATAGCCGCGCTGCTCAATCAATCCATCTGAATACAGTTGGGTTTCGTGCCAATGTAAAGCTATTTGGTCACACACCTGTTTCACGACTTTGCTTAGTATCGTGGCCTTATCCATATCCGACTCTCCACCACGCGGCCTGAATGCGATGTCCATGCGATTTTGAATCTGGTAGCCTACCGCTGAATTTATTGACGGCATTATCTCGTTGAACTCGTAGAACGGACGTTTTTGCCTGGACAGTACCGTTTTATCGGCTTCCGCCCACTGCTCACCACCGCCTAGGTACATGCCTTCGCATTTACGCGCCTGCTCCATATATTGCAGGTGACCTCGATCTTTACCATACAGATACCTGTGCCAGTTCTCGCGGGCTGCGTCATCGAATCCGGAAACAGTTTGTTTAGTCATGGCAATTCCTGCAATGCGTGTGATGTTGATTATTTTTTTCTACGCTAATTATGTTTTTATTTCAAGCGATTATGCAGATTGCGCCGTGCCTGAATTGCTTGTTATATTTTTAAGCCGGTCTCGCCAGTTCTTTTCTGGCTTGGCTTGTGCTTTTGGTTCTTCGTGCGCTACGCACATTAAGCCAAAAGCGTCTGCACCATGACTCGCCCAATCATGCTCAGGTCCAAGGCCGATATTGCGCGTCTCGTCCTTTTTTTCGTGATACCAGCCCAGTGCATCCAACCCTGGCGCGCACTTCTCTTCGTCAAACCACATCGCACCGAATAAGCGACGACCTTCCTCGATCCTCGCCTTGGCTGCACCTTTACCCTGATTTGGAATTACCGTCACCGTATAACCGACAGCTTCAAGCGAGCTTTCGTATGACACGTCATTTATGCGATCCTGCGTCTTTCCATCGTGAGGCAACCAGATTTGCGCCTTGTCAGGTGTATATCCCTGTTCACGCAGCCAAATAACATGCGCCGACAGGGGTTGTCCGACCACCTCATAGTAATTCAGTACCCTGATTTCCTTGCCGATAAACTGCGCAGCCCACATCGCGAAAGCGTCTGAACGCGCTCCAGTGCCGCCGATGTCGCAGAACAGTCGTATTGTCATCAGCGGGTCAGCAGGCACACGACCTATACGCCGTTGCAGTTTGGCAGCGGTGATTCCTGCGGCGTAATACGCTCCGGTTAGAACAGTGATGTAGCCGCCTTCCCAGATGTAATTGTAGGTGTCAGGACGCTCTGCTAAATCTTTAAGGCGTAACCGCTCCAGAATGGCAGGAAACCACGGATTATCACTCCAGTTCATTTCCGCCACTTTAACGCTAGCGTCTTTACTATTCCTAAAACGCAGATCAGTCGCGCTACCCTTGCGCTTAGGGTTCCATGTTACCCATAGCTCAGAATCTTCTTCGCGTAGTGTCGGAATCAGCACCTGCCATGCCTCTTCCGTGACTGGCTCTGCCTCATCCACCCAGCACAACAATATGCGCGACTTGGATTTGACTGAGTCGATATTCCGGTCAAGCCCGGCAAACTTGTATTCCACACGTCCGCATTTGGTTCTGATGTACTTCTCGCCTATGTCGTAAAACTTAGCAAGCCACGGCTCAGACTTGATCGCAGCCTTGATTTCTTCCATTGAGCTATCATCGAGCGAGTTCATAAACTGCCTGCCGCACAGGATAATTCCTTCGCGTCCAGCCTTAGCCCATATATAACCGCGCACCGCCGTCATCTTGGCAAACGTGCGCGTTTTCGCAGAGCCGCGTCCGCCATGCGCGCCGCGAATGGTTGCCTTACCATCAAAAATAGGGATTAGTTTCGGTGGGATTTCAAGCCGACGAGTGGTCATTTCAACACACTTTCCATGATCGGCACCAGGTTGATCTCGTAGATGGCAGCATATTACTATAATTTTTTTCCATGCGATTAGTTATCACTTCATGATATGCCTAGTTATACCAGGTGCTGGGTAACTAACCCCGGCTGGCAATGGAATTTTTTTTTCGACTGCCGGATTTTCTGTAATTTTTTCCGTCATGAATCCTGTGCCTTTATTTTTACCGCCACTTGCGCGGATAAAATCAACCTCAACCTTTGCGCTGTTGATGATGGTCTGGGCTAATTCCGACTTGGCTTTCGCCAGCGCTATATCTTCTGCGCTTGCTCCAACTTTAAGCGCGAGCAGCGATTCAAACAAGATGTTGCGCAGGGTGGCGATGTTGTTAGTTTTTTGTGGCATGATTTTTTTCCTTTTTATTGATTTGACGGTTAAGCGCGCCGCGCAGTTGTATAAGCGTGGCAATCTCTTTTGGGTAATTATGATAACTATTTCTTTTCATGTTTTCTGCACGGCTGATACAGGCAAGGTTTTCGATAACGATATTTGATTTATTCCCATCCTTGAAAATAATGCAATGGTTTTTTGGGATTGCTCCGTTGTGCGACATCCATAACAAAACATGGACATAGACATAATCGCGTTGCGTGCATCCGGTGGAGGTAATTTTTCTGCGCAGATACCCATCGGCAGATATTGATTCATAGCCTATTGGATGCGCGTTGTGAGGTGGGTGGCCTTTTTTGAAACAGGTTTCTTTTGATCTTCCACCAGCGAAAAAATGCCTCCCTTTATTCCATGCCTCCTGCCCTTTAACAAAACGCGTCCTCTTTCCTTGTTCGCAAGACAGTCTACCGGAATCTGGTGATTTTAGAAATTCAGCAGATTTTGCCAGTTTTAGCTCACTGGCTTTTGAATAAATCGAGTGGCGTGCTCGGCCAATTATATCAACCAGGCGACATGCGCGCGTGTCAGGATAATACTTTCGCAACAACTCAATCTGTTCGGGCGACCAAAATTGCCGTGGCGGCCTGATATTGCTAGATTTAGTCATGTCTTATCCCCTATATATTTCAGATTCGCGGTTCATTTTCAGCTCTTCCACCGACTTGCCATATCAGTGTGGATTCTATCCATATCATCTTTTGCGAGTTCCGGCGTGGCAAATATGTTAGATGGATGAACAATATCGCTAGGGCGCGTCATAGGACTTGCTTTATTCCATGCGGATGTGTCGCATAGACGATTACCGCGCGACATTGATGTTGAAATCACCTACCCCTAGAGTTCCATTCTTTGAGCATCGCCAGTATTTCCACTTCTGGAAGTGTGTCTCCCCATGAACCAAGTATCGGCA